TACTAAGGTTAAATGATGTTACAGCTTAATCCACCAATACCCATGTATATACCTGAACAAGATGTAGAAGGATGGGCACATTTTATTATAGATTATGGTCCTGAGAGTTATATATATTTTGTTATTCTTACAGATAAAGGTGAATGGTGGACATATGATAACACTAAGGTTAAAGGGTGTATAAACAAAACAATGAATAGATATGAAAAGAATAGAGATTAACGCAAGTAAACTTAATGAATTGTATAATACAGTTAATCATTTATATAAGATAGGTAGAATTACTGAATATATGGATGCTGAGATTGTATATGATAATAATATTATTAGGTTTATACATGATAGGAACATGGGTAGAAAAGGAGCTTGGGTTGTAATAACACCTATTAGTGTTATATATGATGAAGATTAATTTTGTATTTTAGTAAAAAATATATTATGACAACTGATGATATTAGTAAAGGTTCTACTATAGTATATATAGATAAAAGTTTTGAGAATGTAATTGAAAAAATGAATATTTATATAGGATTAGCTAAAAAATTTATAAATAAACATAAAAGGTATCAGTATATTAAGTATGTTGAACAAGTTCCAGGAGGAGATTGGTGTTTAGTTTTTAAAGTATTACCTTCAAATCATGAAGCTGTTAAAGAATATAATAATATTAAGAACAATACTAAGAAAGAAATGTGGGTTAAATATATTAGTAATTATATAGAAGGATGACTATTAAGATATTAGAACCTATTCATGAAGAATCTTCTCTTCCAGAAGAAGAGTCATCTGTTATTATAGGGTTTTATCATAAGAAAATAAATATTAATTACATAGTTGAAATACAAGAAATGATTAATCGCAGAACCAAAAAACCTTATAAGAAAAGATGTTTACTAAAAACAGATGATCAATGGGTAATTGCTAATCATTCATTTGATGAATTATGTGAGTTAAAAAAGAATAGAACAATTATAAAAGGGTTTTATGGTAAAACTTCAAGAAGAAGTAGTTGACATTTTAATTAAGGTTGCAAAAAGTAATAATGTTAGTTATAATGAAGTTAAGTCTGTTTATATTTCATTATTTGATTTTTTAATTAAAAAATTTTCTAAAATATCTGATGAAGATATCTCTACTTGGGATAAGAATGTTATTATCAAAAATTTTGGTAAATTTGTAGTTAATAAAAATAAATTAAAAAGATATGAATCTAAAAGAAAAATTAATGAACAATCCAATGAACTCACCGAGTAAGTTTATTGGTAGATTGTTTGAAGCAAGAGATGTTGCACATATTGAACATTTAAGAGTTAAGGGTCCTGGTGCCTATGCAGCACATACAGCAATTGGTGGATTTTATGATGAACTCCTAGACTTGGCAGATGGCTTTGTAGAAAGTTATCAAGGTAAATATGGTATTGTTAATATTGAAGTTAAATCTGTAAAACCTTTAGAGTTTATGGAGTATATTGAAGAGTTTGCTAAGTATGTTGAATTATCAAGAGATGTATTTAAGGAAGATTACCTTAAGAACCAGATTGATGAAATAGCAAGTTTAGTATATTCTACTATATACAAATTAAAATTTCTTAAGTAATGAAAGTTTTTGATTTAAAAGATAATGATTTAATAGTTTCTCCTGAAATACTAAGTATATCAGTATTTAAAGATATTTGGGATTCTGATAAAAATAAAAATAAAAAAGATGCATATAACAATTTTAAATATATCTATCATTTATGTGATTTTAATTCTCCTTATAACAATTATTCAGAGGAAAAGAGAATTGAAGCAATTAAAGAAGAAGTCATTGGACAAAAAGATTACATTCCATCAGAAGAAGTTAAACAAGCATGTGTAGTATATAAGAACTTAAAAGAAACTCCTATTGAAAGATTATTTAATTCTGTTAAAAATAAGATAGAAGAAATGTCTAAATATCTAAGAAACAATGAATTAACTGATGAAAGTGTTACTCCTGTATTAAAGATATTTGATTCTATGAGTAAAATTGTAGGACAATATAAGACATTAGAAACAGCTGTTAAATCTGAAAAGGAAAATAACAATGTTAAAATTAGAGGAGATAAAAAAGTAGATAGTAATTTTAATGAATAATGTTAACTAATACAAAAGCATTTTTAGAAGCAAGAATTAATTATGAGCTCACTGGTAGTTATACCAATGCTTTAGTTGGTACATATCAGTATAATGAATTTTGGAAAGAAGAGCATAGGAAATGTATAGAAGGGGTTACCATTGGTAATTTAACTATACCTGGAACATATTACTTCTATCTAAACTATACTAGAATGGATTTAAAGGATGAAAAAACAGGTAGAAAAACCCAAGGTTTTCCTAGGTTTACTGATGTAGATTTGGAGTTCTTTACTTTAATTGAGAAAGCTAGAAAAGAAAAGAAAGGTTTTATAATGGTTAAACCAAGAAGAACTGGTTTTTCTTATAAGAATGCGGCTTTAGTTACTCATGAATATAATTTTTATAGAGATGCTAAATGTATTATATCAGCTTATGAAAATAAGTACTCTGATAATACCATGGCAATGACTTTAAATAATTTAAATTTTTTAGATCAAGCTACTATATGGTATAAACCTAGAAATCCTAATACACAAGATTTTGTTAAAGCAAGACATCTTAAAAAAATGGAAGATGGTAGGGATATTTGGGTAGGATATCAATCACAAATTAAAAAGATTACTTTTAAAGACAATCCATTTGCATCTGCAGGTTTATCAAGTTCTATATTCTTATTTGAAGAAGCTGGTATTTTTAGTAATATTATTGAATCTTACAATATATCTGAACCTTGTTGGAAAGATGGTGAAGATATGATTGGTATTCCTATTATTTATGGTACTGGTGGAGATATGGGTGGAGGTACAGCAGCATTCTCTGAAATGTACTATGATCCTGATAGATTTAATTTATTATCATTTCCTAATGAATGGGAATCTGATAAATCAAATCAATATTGTGGATGGTTTTTACCATCAACTAGACAAAGGTTTGGTGTTTATACTGATAAGGTAACTAAAGAAACTTATAAGTTAGTAGATGATGAAGGTAATTCTAATGAAGAACATGCTTTAAAATCTATTCTTGCATTTAGAGAAACTAAAAAAGGTAATCCTCAAGCATATAGAGATGCAGTAACTCAATATCCTACAACACCTTCTGAAGCATTTTTAATTACTTCAGGGAATATGTTTCCTACAATGTTACTTAATGAAAGGTTAGCTGAAATTAAATCTAATCCTCAAAAATATGTTGAAAGTAACTGGGTAGGTAATTTTACAGTAACAGAAGAAGGGGAATTAAGATTTCAAACTTCTGATTCAGCTAAACCTAATAGAGATTATCCCATTAAGAAAAGACCTGATGATGATATTACAGGGTGTATAGAAATTTATGAGCAACCTCAAAAAGATAATGATGGAAAAGTTTTTCCAAGAAGATATATAGTTGCTATTGACCCTTATGATGATGATTATTCAACTACTGATTCTGCAGGATGTGCACTTGTATTTGATAGATTTACTAGAAGAATAGTAGCTGAATATACTGGAAGACCACAGTTAGCTAAAGATTTTTATGAGAATTGTAGAAAATTAATTGTATATTACAATGCTATGGGATTTCCAGAAATTAATAAGTTAGGATTTGTTACATATATGGAGCATAAAAAGGCATTATATACGTTAGCTGAAACTCCTGTTCAACTTAGAGATAAAATAGAGTGGAAACCTAACTTAAATACTAGTTATGGATACAAAGCTACTGAAAGAACAAATACTTGGGGTAGAGAGTTAATCAGAGAATGGTTGCTAGAACCTATTGAACCTAACTCTGAAATATTAAATCTTAGCAGATTAAGGTCTGCTGGCTTAATACAGGAATTAATTAAGTGGAATAAAGATGGAAACTTTGATAGAGTATCAGCCTTGATTGGTGCATTGATTTTAGATGTAACTTTGAACAGAGAAATTATTAAAAGTGAAGAGAGAAAATCTAAGTCTTTTTTAGAATCAGAGTTTTTTAAAGAAAAAGGATTTTTAAAAGATAGTTATAATCCTTTAAATGAAGTAAATAGCTATAAAGATAATAACTTATTTTTTAATAGTTTTTTTGGTAGATAATAAATTTGTAAAAAATGAATAACTTAGTAATACAAGTACCAAGACAAACTCTCTCAGATAGTGAGAAAAATCTAGAGTGGGCTAAAAAATGTATTGATGCTGGTGAAAATGTTTTAATGTTTGATTCATCTGTAGTTAGACAAACTTTTTATAATAAGAAAGTTAACTATAGATTAAGAAATAATATGCTAACTGATAAGGATATTGAAGCTATATGTGAACCATATGGTATTGAATTTTCATCATTTCCTAAAAACATGCAGCATATAGGATTGGGTAACTCTAAAATTAATACCCTTGTTGGTGAAGAAGCTAAGAGACTAAACAGATATCCTTTTAGAGCTTTTATTTCATCATCTGATCAAATGGGTATATCTTCTAAAGAAGAACAAATTAAAGATATGTGGTACCAAAAATTGGTATCAATAGCACAAAGTAAACTTCAAGCAGCTTTTGCTGGGCAAGAAGTAGATCCTCAAGTAATGGAGGAAGAAATGCAGAAAGAACTTAGTAAGTTTGATAAATATTTAAAATATAATTATCAAGATCTTAAGGAAATAACTGCTAATAAAATATTAAAATATGAATATAAGAGGTTAAAAGTTCAAGATATCTTTTTAAGATGTTGGGAAGACTTTCTTATATCAGGTGAGGAAATTGTATGTATTGAAGAGCTTGGAAATGATATTGTTTTTAGAAAAGTAAATCCTTTATATTTATTTACTATTCAATCACCTGAAACTTATAAAATAGAAGATGCAGACTGGATTGTAGAATATACTATGATGTCTGTAGGTCAAGTTATTGACATGTTTCATTTAGAATTAACTAAAGATGAAATATCAAATCTTGAACAAAGTAAGGAATATAATTCAATGAGAACTGGTGGTATTCAAATGGCTTACAACAGAGATATTACTGTTGAAGAAAGATTTGGATATACAGCAGGTGAATTATTTGTACCTAATCAAATTGCTACACATTATTTTGGTGGTGCTTATGACCAAAGAGGTAATGTTAGGATAATGAGAGTATGTTGGAGATCTAGAAGAAAGATTGGTAAAGTTGCATATTATGATGAATATGGTAGTCCACAAGAAAAAATTGTAGATGAATATTATAAGATTGATAAAGATGCAGGTGAAACTGTAGAATGGTTATGGATTAATGAGTGGTGGGAAGGTACTAAGATTGCCAATGATATTTATGTAAAGATTAGACCTATTCCTTATCAATCAAGGAGTATGAGTAATCTATCAGAAAGTAAACCACCTTATGTAGGTATTTATTGTAATACAAATAATTCAAGGGTACTGTCATTTATGGATGTTATGAAACCTATGGATT